GGACAGTACACAAACCCGGTGAAAACTGGCTCTAAATCACGATTGATATAAATAAAAGATAACAAATCTGATCCATCCGTTTTTTGAATGGTTTAATATACAAGGAGACCACCATGCCTTTCCAAGTTTCGCCTAACGTACTGGTCCAAGAGCGTGACGTTAGCCTATTCGTACCTCAGGTTTCTACAACCGCCGGTGCGTTCGTTGGCAACTTCAGCTGGGGACCATGTGAAGAGTTCATCACATTAGATAGTGAAAAAGCCCTGTACAATCAATTCGGTAAACCCGATAACAGCAACTATACCTTCTGGTTTACTGCTGCTAACTTCCTGTCCTATGGTAACAATCTGCAGGTTAGCCGTGTCGCCGATTCAGTATCTCGCAATGCGTCTGCTGCAGGTACAGCGCCCCTGATCAAGAATAAAAACCACTATGAAGGTGGTCCTGGTTATACAACACCTACACTGACCAGCACCGAATTCGTTGCTCGTTATCCAGGTGCCTTGGGTAACAGCTTAAAAGTCAGCGCCTGTGATTACAATTCATATTCATTTGCCGTTAATCTAGCCACAACCGGCGATCTATATACCACTGGTGCAACTGTTGCTGCACTGACTCGTCCAGTACCAAAAGGTAGCTGGTTAGAAGTTACTACTGCCGGTGGCACATATCGCTTCCAGACTACTGCAGATGCAGCAAGTGGTGCGACAACCCTGGCATTTACCAATAACACTGGTGTTACACCCAGCACAACCAGCAGCACAATGTTGTGGGAGTTCTGGCAAAACGTGGAACGTCGTCCAAGCAATACTAAATTTGCTCTGGATAAGACCGGTCAGCCCAGCACTGCTGAAATCTACGACGAAATGCACGTTGTAGTTGTTGACGAAGACGGTGCTATTTCTGGATTTGCAGGAACCATCCTGGAAATTCATCAGGGACTGAGCAAGGCAACCGATGCCAAAGATACCGATGGTACAAGCCTATACTACCCAACCTACATCAATCTAGGTAGCCAGTATATTTACTGGGGTAGCCATAACAGCTATGAAGTTAGTTCTGCAGGTTTCACAGTTGGTTCAGGCAACGTTGTTCCAACCAGCGGTGGTTTCAAGAAGTGGAGCCAGGCACAGAGCCGTAGTTTTACTGGCGGTGTTGATGTAACTCCAACCGATGGTCTGCTGCAGACAGAATATGCCAGACTTGCACAAACAGAAGCCTTTGACGTTAGTTTAATTCCAGTAGTAGGTGTAAGTGCAGATAATAACACTGCCCGCTATGTGGTCAACAATGTTGCAGAAGTTCGCCGTGACTGTGTGGTGTTTACCAGCCCAACCAGCAAGGACCTGATCACTGCCACCTCAGTTGTCAATGATCGCAATACAAACTTTAATATCGACAGCAGCTATGCCGTAATGGACAGCGGTTGGAAATATCAATATGACCGTTACAACGACGTATATCGTTGGTTGCCGCTAGCCGGTGATATCGCAGGTTGTGCAGTTCGCACCGACGCTCAATCCGAGCCATGGTATAGCCCAGGTGGTTATAGCCGCGGTCAGATCAAGAATGTTGTTAAGTTAAACTGGAACCCAACTAAAACTGATCGTGATAACCTGTATCGCAGTCAGATTAACCCAGTTATGCAACAACCTGGTGCCGGTACAATTCTGTTCGGCGATAAGACCTGCACACAACGACCAAGCGCATTTGATCGCATCAATGTACGCCGTCTGTTCATTGTGCTGGAAAAAGCCATTTCAACCGCAGCTAAATTCCAGTTGTTCGAGTTCAACGATGCATTCACTCGTGCACAGTTTAACAGTTTAGTAGAGCCATTCCTACGCGATGTTCAGGGCCGCCGTGGTATTATTGATTTCCAAGTTGTTTGTGACGATTCAAATAATACAGGTGACGTTATTGACCGCAACGAATTCGTTGCCGATATCTACATCAAGCCTAACAAGAGCATCAACTTCATTACACTGAACTTTGTGGCAACACGTACCGGTGTATCCTTTGAAGAAGTCGGCGCTTAATCAAACACATAGGAGAAAAATAAAATGGCCGAAAGATCAATTTTT